CGCAATAATACCAGGTTAATTCCATTTTCCCGCCGGTTCGCTCAGATGCAAACCCCAGCGCCATTTCTTTAGAAATATCCTGAGCGGTTTTAATCAGGTATCCTTCTTTGTTGATGTGGCCAAACAGTAAAGCCTGCTCAGACGGGCTTAAAGCGTTAAATTCAAAATCCACATCTGAATCCGTATAATCATTGATAACCTCTTCCAGCATGTTTTCTGAATACAGATTATCATCCGAATAATTGTCTGTTACCTTTGCCTTAATTGCGCCAGAGACAAAAACAGGCGTTCCAACCGTGTAGGTTGTATCTGTATTGGCAGTAACTTCTGCTACATGGACATTGTATAAAAATCTTGATCTTGATTTTGCCATTTATTCTTCCTCCAAATAATAAAAATTTAATTGAATATGGAAATAGTTAATTTCCTGTATAAACTCGTTTCCATTCCCCAGCCAGTCAAAGCCCACCTGGGAAAGTTTTTCCTTTATCTGATCCTTGTAAGTGTGAACTTCCACTTCATTCAGTCCCAGCACATGCACTTCCAGATCATGGCCGGTTCCTTCCACATAATCATCAGAATCAAAGGCCGGATATTCAGCCGTTTCATTGAATACGACATATGTACAGTCCAGATCTTTTAAATAAGTGCTCTGATAGACATTTTCCAGCTCTTGTAAAGCCAAAAACACTTTATCACTTAAAATCATCCCATCACCTCTTCAAGCTTCTTCTGGTACTCTTCTACGCCTATTTCATTAATATGCGTAATTACCGCTTCATTTGCACTGCTGAAAAGCTCAAGTTTAGCAATCTTAGGAACCGGCCTGTTATGATTTTGCGGGGCTAAATGTTTATCCACCCCTTCTTCAAAGAATTTTGCATAAAAGTTTTCACTGTTATCCGATGGCCGCCAACCGATAAAGCCAAACATCTGGCCGTTTGATGTCTTAACGCCATCGACCGGAATGTTATCCGCTGCATGTTTGCCAGGGATTGATCTTGCCCGTCCTCTTTTTGGCCCGGAATCCTGCACATTTAAAGATTTAGGCACCCGTTTTTTGACCAGTTCCTTACCATAGTCCTGTCCGGATTTGATAATCTTCTTATTGACCGCTTTTAAGGTCTCTTCTGATGAAGCTTCCCACAGTTTTTTCTGCAGCTCTTCAAATCCTTCAAATTCTATTCTTACTTTCATCCTACTTCACCGCTTCACATCGAATTTCAAGGTACTGCCGATCATTTTTAGCAAAATCAATATCATAAATCCGGTATTTATTCTCGTTGAAAATGATATGATATCCCTTGAAATTCCATAATGCTTCCATGGCCTTGCAATAACGGACCTTTAAAACCATGATGTGCGACATTTCAGCCTGCAGACTATTATATAATTCGGCACTCTTAAGGCTTAACGGCTCTGCCCAGCACTCACGAAACAAAACCGGCGGTGCGTCAACAGGTCTTCCCGCCACACGCTCCCCCGGTACTTCCTTCATAATTTTAATTTTTACGTTTCTTCCCATTGGGCACTCTCCAGATGTTCGAAAATCGTCATGACAATAGTTGACTGCTTTGTTCGATCGGCCACAGTTGTGGATCGTTCGTCATACATATCCTGGATAATCTTCTTTTGAACCAGAATCCCGGCTTTTTCATATTCCGGATAGTTTTTATAAGCAGATCCGACCGACTTATCAATATAAAAATCCGATAAATCGATCAGATCCGTAATAAAGTCATCATCATCGTCAAAGTCCACCCGTAAATAATCTTTAACCTCCTGGAGGGTTATTTTTCCACTCGCTAAATCCATTCATTATCCCCTCATCCTCTTAGGCTGGTTTTGTAAATTCTACTGACAGACAGGCACGAGCATCCAGTTTTGCGACATCGAAACGTTCCAGAACTCTGATTGCTGTCTGGTTGTATCCGAATAATGCATGTTCTGATGAGCTGATCACATACCCTTTACGGTCAAAGAATTTAACCAGAGCCCAAATATTTACCACATAGAAAATCAGGTTTCCTTCTGTTGCTGGCTCAACTACAGCATCATCCAGTACAACCAGCGGTTTCCCATTAAATACTTCTGTTCCATCTGGCATTGTTTTTACCAGTTCCAGGCTGCGCCCTTCATTGTCTTTTACACCTTTCAGGTAAACATAACCGGTCAGATTAGTAACAGTCACTGCGCCATAACGTAATGATGGCAGGATCCCATTAATGGCACCTTCAACATCTTCATAGCTGGCTGCACCGGTTACCGCTGTAGCATTGGTGGAAATAATCGTCATAATCTCATCATTTTCGGTTAATACAGAAGCTTCTGCAAAGTCAGGCGTAATCACGTTTTGAATGATCCCCACCACTTCATCTTCAAGCAAGCTGTTTTCAACCGGGATGATTTTTCCATAGTCATCAATTGCATAATCAATTTTTGATGTGGCCATTGATGCTTCTGGAATAGCGACACCAGATGTCAGCTTGGACAGTTTATTTGATCCAATTGTGGCAAAAGGCATTTTACCGCTTTGAGTTGTAACTGGGATTACATGACAATAAGGCTTAAGGGATGGAAAACCCTTTCTTAAAATCTGCAGCTGGTTCACAAACCCTTCCGGAAGAATAGCCCCGTTGTCTGCCACCGTAACCAGAGCACGTTCTTCAGGTGTCAGTGACGCTTTTGTCAGCATCTTGGCAATTGCCCGGTATTCCTGGGAATCCGCTTCTTTTTTATCTCCCTGCAGCATCAGAATATTTTTTTCTCTTTTGGCAATTTCTTTTTCACGATCTTCAGCATCAGAAATCATCCCTTCAATGGTCGTAATTTCATTGGCCAGCGTTGCCACCTGGCTGTTAATACCTCGTAATTCCTCTGCTGTTTCAGCCTTTTCCGCTTTTTTCCCTAATGCTTCCCGCTGTTCCTTTTTTGCATTCAACATTTTTAACAGTTTTTCTTTCATCTTACACGCTCCTATAAATTCATTAAAATTTGTGTTCTTAGCCGCTCAATTTCCAACTTTTCTTTGTTTGGCCTGTTACGTTCTTCTTTCAGTGTTTCAAAGCTTCTAACCTTAATCTCGCTGCTGTCATAGGCCGGAAACGTACAAGGGCTGACTTCTGTCAGTTCTGCCCTGGTAATGGTCCGTTTAGCAATCTTCTTTCCTTCATAATCAATCACGCTCCATTTTTCTTCTTTGGTAATAAAACCAAAGCTGGATCCGTCCACGTCACCCCTTAAAACTGACTGATAAACATCAGCCCCCCAGGTATTTTCCGGCAGATCAACGTCATAATTCAGCCCCTCAATATCATCAATGAACCTTAGAGTTGCATTTTTCGTTGACCCTAAAGGCCTTGAGCTGTCATGGTTCCACAAAGCTTTAACAGTTCGGCTCTGAATTGACTCGTCAAAAGCGCCCTGAGCAAATTCTTCCAGAAATTCATCACCCAACCAGTCAATAATTTTTGTTTCCTGGTTATACCGTAGGGCATAACCACCAATTGTTTTCTTTTCCTCCCCGCTGGTACTTGCCCGGATCTCAACCCCGCTGACTGTTCTTAATTCTCTAATCTGATTTTCCGCTTCCATCACTTACCCCCTTTCCGGCTAAATCCTTGCCTAAATCTTTTAATTTCATAACACCCGAATTCACCACCAGTTCATCTGCGCCATCTTTGGCCATCATCTGAGTCATTAACCTGGCTTCATTCGGCGTATAAATTCCTGATGTTACATATTTTGTAAGGATATCCGCCTGTGTCTGGGCTGTTGTTCTTAACATGACGCTGGTATTGAACCGGCTTTTTAGCCCCTGCGCCCTCTGATCCGCTCTTAAAAGCTTCCAGTCCACTTCCTGTTCAATGGATTCAAATAAAATAAGCAGTGTATCCACTAAAAAAGATAACTGCTGCTGTTCCAGACTGTTATTATTGGTGTCCTTAAGATCATTAAGCTGGAACATCTTAATTCCAAAGCTGGAAGCAATCTGACTGATTGACATCCGCCGGATCTGTTCAAATTGTGCATCAGCCAGTGTCAAATTCAAGGTGCTGACATTGTAGCCAGCTGGTACCGTAAAAATACGGCCAGTATTAGAATAAAGCCGGTCAAATTTTTCCTGGACCGTCCGTAAAAACTTTTCATCCTTGTTATCAGATGTCAGTTGCACAATTGCCTTATTCGTCAGCCCGTTATTATACAAATCATTCAGATATTTCTGGCTTTTACTGGCTGTATCAATGGTTGTGGCCATCATTTCCCGGTTGGCTTTGCTGTTAATACCGTTCTGGGAAAAAGATTTCAGGTGGATAATGTCCTCATATAAACAATATTGTTCTGCACTATTACCAATTTCGGTATAAGTCACCAGCACTTTGTTTCTCATTTTGGAAGACATCAGCCCGGCATTATCAATAGTGATGTTTTTAAGCTGTACCGGCCAGAGATTAATAATATTTCCCATCCGATCCTTCTCAATCAATGCACACCCATGTCCAGTATGATGACGGTTTATTTCCATTGCCCGCCAAAAATCAATGGCCGTCATGTAGGGGTTCGGCCTTAAAGATAGAAGCTGGTACAGGTATTCCCGTTTTTGCCGGATATTCCCCTCTTCTGTCTCTTTAACAAGATATAAAGGCACCTTTGCCACCGATTCACTTAAAAGCTTAATACAGGTGAAATATGTTGCTTCTTTTAATGCTTCTTCTGTCACATAGGCATCTGCATCCAGTCCAAAAGCTTTTAAAACAGCCAGCTCCACATCTGTATAGCTGGTTGTCTCTCGTTTCTCAAAGAATTTTGTAATCACATTTAGTCACCCCCTCCTTTCCATACCATGCTGATTCCATACAGCAATAAAAAAGCACCCAGCAGATAACAACCTGCATAGGTGTTTATTACAAACGTGGTTCCAATAAATATTAATGCTGCCAGAATAATTAATATCTCGGCAATAATAACCTTATTAATCTTCTTTACTTTCATCACATCCTTTCCAGATTGTCCAAGGCAGCAAGCATATCATAATGATTAATCTTGTTGGCATCAATGGCCAGCACCAAACCCATGAGCATGGCTATGATTCCATCAATTTTAAACCGGCTTTTCTTTTTAGAATACTTCACGTTCATGGCATCATCAAAAACGGCAATACAGTTCTTTGCCATGAAGCGAAAACATTCATTATCTGCGATCACAATCCGTTCATCAATCAGCATGCACTCAAAATCATTAATGATCGGTGTCATGGTCTGCGTTCCCTGCCCCATTGGGATAATATCCCACTTTTCTTCCAGCCGGTTAAGGATCGTTGGTGATCCCCAGCGGTCAAAAGCCGTCTCTTTAAATTCAAAATCTATCTCAATATCATAAACATGATCCATGAGCAGTTCAAAATTGATGTATTTGCCAGGCAAAGCGATCAGATCACCCTGCTTTATCCACTTTGAATAAGGTATTTTATCTTCCTCTTCCCGCTTCATGACCGTATCTTTCGGGGTAAACAAGTGTGGCCAGATAATAAATTTGTCCATCAACTCATCATAAAAGACCTGGACAAAGGCCGTTACATCATGTTTTGACGATAAATCAAGTCCATTCCAGCAGGATAATCCTTTTAACGTGTCAAACTGGATGTCTTTTGTGCAGAGATCCCAGAGATCCATGTTAATGGCTCCCTTTTCACCGTCAAGGGCCACATGCTGATTTAAAAACATCCGCCGAAACATATTTTCCTGCAATGGCATCAGTTTTGCTTTTTTTGCCATGATTTCAATATCTTTACGGCTGCGGAAAACATCAATCCCCGGATTGGCCTGTTCCCATTGTTTTTGATCTTCGATATCGCAGCCCTTATCTGCTTCATAGATACGGTAATAAAAGCTAGGATCTTCAAGCCCTTCAATCTCAATCTTTTTACAGCGTGTATAAAGCTGCTGTTCCAGATTCTTTTCATCTTCTCCAGAGCTGGCTGTTGTAATTGTGATCAGTAGCGGATCATCCCAGGCACCCTGACCAGTCCCCAGCTTTCCATACATCTGATCATCTTTACTTTCGTGAATTTCATCCAGGCAGGCCACATAATCAGAATAGGAATCCGCCCCGGATGCATCAGATGAAAGCACCATCAGCTTGTTTCTTGTTTTCTTCCTGATCACCAGCCGTTTTGATTTTACAAAGTGGCAGTGCTTCCTGAGTGTTCTGTTTGTCTCGATGAAATAACAAACTGTATCAAATAATTCACCGGCCTGCTTTACATCATTTGCCGTTAAAATAAAAATTGCCCCCCTGATTTTAGGCTGGCAAAAGAATAAATAAGTAATTATGATGGCAATGATAAAGGATTTACCATTTTTCCTTGCCATGTTTATATGAACTTCTCTGTGTTTTCGCCGGTTTAATTTCCGGTCCTTAACACAAAGTATCTCTGTGACCACTTCGAACTGAAACCCGATAATTTCAAATCTTGATGATGTCCCTTTGTCGTTCTTTAACTTCCCGACAAACTTCCAGATCTTTTCTGCTTCCTCTTCATCAAAATAATAATCATCAGAATTCCATTTTATTTTGAGCTCTTCAATTTTTTCTTCTACCCACTTTTTAAGTGCCATCGCTGATCATGTCTTCAAGTTCAGAATCGAACTCTTCTTCTTTTTCGCTAATTTTATTGCGATTCATGCGGGCTCTTGCTGCGGGTGTGAGTCCTAATTCTTTGGCTGCTGCCAGCAGTCTTTCCTGGGCTTTATTCCCTATTGATACTTCTGGCCGTTGCTGAATATATCCGTTTGGGGTTTCAAAGGTTAATCCTTCCTGATCCATGATTTCCTCACACTTAAGCCATTTCGCATAATTGACACAATAAGTTTCAAGCGTTTTAAAATCTTTTTCTTCGAGCTCTTTTTCTTCTTCGATAATCAGCTTGATCACTCTGCGCCATTCTTTTTTTGCCTGATCATTCATCCATGATGGAGCAGTTTTCTTCATTGGACCCCCCCTTACCCTAAAATTTTACATTTTCGTTCCTCCTGAGTTTGAGATCGCGACCGTCAGAGCGGTTGAAAAGTTTTTGATACCCCCACCCTGAAGTCATTAAAGAATTGAATCTTCATTTCAAACAGTGCATCCTGCATCTGTAATTTATTACCATTTCTGTACTCATTATGAATGAATTGATGGCTTTTTTCAGTTAATGGGAACAGATTATTAATATCAAGTCTCTTTCCCCAATCTTCCTTTAATGGAAAGATATGATGCAATGTATCTGCTTCAATAATCAATCCACTTGTATAGTATTCAAACAGATCAATACCAAAGTAATATGCCATCGTTCCATCTCTCATCCGGATCCACGCCACCGATCGATAGAAGTCCTGTTCCTTCCTGTCTGTTCTGTTGCGCTTATACTCTCTGTCTCTTGAAGCTTTCACTTCATTGATCCGCTTCTGGTGTTTGTCACAATACATTACATCTTCATCAAGGATTACACGGCATCCTGTATAGCTGCAGTATTTCTTTATTGGCATATCCACTTCCTTTCTATAAAATAAAAAGCAACGGTCACCCGCTGCTTCTTCCCTGTCCTGAATCTTGAAAGGAGGTAATTTGAATATCTTTCACGCTAACAGTATATATTCTATATTGTGAACACACAATAGCATGGATTGTGCGGCCGTTGTGCATTTGTCAAGAGCATCAAGTAAACAGCTCTGTGATTGCTTCATCACTGAATAGGATGATCTTTAATTCATTCACCAGTCTACTTTTATTCCTGGTAATTGTAGATATATCCTTATTAAACAGTTCTGCTATCTGCTCATGTGTCTTACCTTCAAAATACTTTTCAGGAATGATCCGATAGTATTGATCCCAAGCTATCTTTCTTAGCGCATCATCAATCAGCTTGACTGACCGCTTTGTTCTTTCCAGCGATTGTTCATAAGCATCATGATTGACTTTTATAATATCATCCAGTTCTTTTGATCCACGTGACTGGCTGGAATATCTCACGATGTCTGCACTCTTTCCTTGTGGAATAAAGATAGCCCCATCATTTAATAGTGCTTCACGCTCTTTGATAATCTCTTTGAACTTAGGATAGTTGTAAAGCAATGATTCTGTTTTATTAAATGTTGATCGCTTCTTATCCTTGACCAGGTTTCCCTTTTGAAACTTTAACAGCGTTTTTGTTGCTGAATGCTCTGCTGCCTCTTCTGCTGTCTGCTTAATAATTGCAACCAGTCTTTCTTCTTTCATGCTTTCACCTCCAAAACATCATCCCTTACATCAACCAATCTTTTATCCAATTAAAACCACCAAACGGCACTAGGCTTACCTCAATATAACGAACTGGTATCTTCATTAACATTCCTACATCTTCAGTAAAAAACCGGCAATAAATCCCCTCTTTTAAAAACGCCCTTTTTAGCATTTTTTTCCTTCTTTTAAAATATACATCATCGTATAAATAACTTGTTAAATGGTTATCTTCCTTAATCTGAATAGTATAGGTTGGTCTCATTCCGTTTTTTTCTATCTCGAAATAATCAATTATATGATTCACTAAGTAATTAGTGCTTTCATGTTCGTACTCAATCACCTTCTTGATATAGTCGTGTTTTATTTTCTTTCCTCTGATTTGATTGTTCATTCATAAACCTTCACTTCATACCCACATTCACAAATCATATGAAATGGAACAAATTCTTTACCAGGTATTTCCTCGTTAATCATCAATCTTCTGCATGATCCTAATTCTCTATTTCCACACATTGGACATTCAATATTTTCGTTTAGAATTTCGACCGCTCTAAATGCTGAAATCAATTTATTCTTCATCCTTATAAACCCCGTCTTCATCTGGTACCATATCCCGGTAATCATGGCCCATATTGCACCGGATGTAGAAATTTCTTGCCCTTTGGAACTTATTGCTGTCTGGTACCGCCAAGTATGATTCTTCGTAAATCTGTCTGGCATATGGCGTTAAATATATTTCCGTGGCCAACTTCTCCGGATCATCCCTGATACATTCGAATAGATTCACTACTTCACCATCAAGATCATTAACTGTTTCTATGTTCGATCTATCTTTCTTAAATAAAATCGCTCCACTTCCGAAAAAAGGTTCTAAGTAGCTATGATGTTCTGGAAAGAAATCAATGATCCAATCGGATAGGCCCCATTTCGATCCAGGGTATTTTATTATCTGATTCATTAGAACCTCCGACACATTTCAGATATCATGCTATTTGTTTCTGCCGCCAGCTCTGAATCGGTCATTTTTTTTAACTTTTCGGCTTTTGTCATTCCTGCACCATCTCTTCCAGACGCTCCATTTTCTTGTTGATCCATTCCCCTGGATCTCCAAAAATAATACCCAGCTGCCAGAGCATGATCTGGACATCGGCCATTTCTTCCTGGATATGTTCCTTGTCAAATTTGCCCCTTTTCGTTTTACAGATTTCTTTTGTCAGTTCGCTCATTTCTTCTATGGCCATCATTGTTTGTGATTCGAATCCGTACTTTAGCATTGCGCCTGTTAATATATCCTCGTGCTTAGATTGTTTGTTTTCTGGTGTTTTTTTCTTTTTCTGGCGTTTGCCTACTTCCCATGCACTGTTTGCCTTTTTTACCTTTGTTTCAGATGACAGATCGCAAAGCGGGCGAACTCCATAACCGCCATTATAGGCGTAGTTGATGTACAGTGCGCCGGACGAATTGACGATCCGGGCGCTATGCGAATCGCCGGAGTACGGAGAACTTGTCCAAACCCAATTCTGGTCAAACTCTTCTCCGGTCACTAATTCTTTTTCCTCTGCTGATGGCAAATAGAAATAATCTTTAAAATGCCCCGCTCCGATCTCTTTTGGTATGATCCGCTTTAATTCGTTTTTGCTAAATTGTGACATGAAGCCTTTTTTATCTGCATAACTTGGCGCTGCATCATATTCGTGCTGATCTCTGTACCAGCCCTCACCTTTTGAGTTAAGCCACTGTCTAATATTAGATAATGCATAAATGTTGTTCCCGTAATCACTGACCCACTCATCCGGGTTCCTTGGCTCCGGTGCGTCAAACTCCATTCTTTTTATCGACTCTTTCAATGCTAATGTCACACACCCGCTGCCCTCTTCTTTTTCTTTTTTCTTGACGATCCAGATCATCCCTCCGAATCTTACCTCTGCTCCTAATTCCAATTCTCCAATTTTTACTTGCTTACCCATTTTTAAACCTCTTTCTTTTTTCAATTTTTACCATGCTGTAGCATTGATACGGCCATCCGGTAAAATCGTGGAATCCTTCCCGGATACTGTCTGTTTCCAAAATGTAGCCCTTGATCGGCTCCGGGTTCTTTCGCCATTCATTTGCCTTCACAACTTCTTTTTTTACATCTGGCTTTTTTAAATTTCTTGATGGGTTCCATCTTTTTCCTGTTACAGATTTCTTTTGTCAGTTCGCTCATTTCTTCTATGGCCATCATTGTTTGTTTTCTGGTGTTTTTTTCTTTTTCTGGCGTTTGCCTACTTCCCATGCACTGTTTGCCTTTTTTACCTTTGTTTCAGATGACAGATCGCAAAGCGGGCGAACTCCAGAATCGCCACTATAGGCGCTGCTGAAGTTCAGTGCGCCGGACGAAAAGACGAACCGGGCGCTATACGAATAGCCGGAGTTCGGAGAACTTGTCCAAACCCAATTCTGGTCAAACTCTTCTCCGGTCACTAATTCTTTTTCCTCTGCTGATGGCAAATAGAAATAATCTTTAAAATGCCCCGCTCCGATCTCTTTTGGTATGATCCGC